AAATGCAGTAGCATTTGAAAGTAATTTAACTATTTAAACATGTGGATTCATAAACGCTGTAAAGAGTGATATTACTCTCCAATAGTCCTAAGGTTATATTAAGAAGAGGGCTGTTATTATGATGCGTTACATTAGCGCAGGGTTATTAGGATGATTATTATACCTCAACAGGGCAGTTAAAATCAACCGGAGAATTAATCCAAAAGGCATCAAATTATTAGGGTATTGTTTTGCTCTTTTAGTGCCTTTATCGTATATATCCAACCTTATAAAGAACATGTGTCTCTCTCTTCAGACGTATATAACGCACTAAGAGAAGAGGGTTAATACTTCGTTCGTAGGCAAAGGTATTAGTAACGGAACTACTACTACACTCGTATTATACGTAACGTAACAGGGGGGGTATATGGTTCTAAGAGAGAGACAGGAGAATATGTAAGCCCATATCTTGATGCACCATATTTCTTACAACCTTACGATAATGTTTGACATTGGGCTTCTTGATTCTGTGGAAATCTAATAACTCTTGGGGTGTGCTTCTGCTAATATCTATCTGTTTGAACTTCTTAGGTTCTATTGTGAAATTACTCCAAAACAGATGCCTTGCTAAATCAACCTCCGGTTCTATTAATGGTTTATAATATGGCTTAACATTCTCAACAACCCATTTGCCCTTAAACCATGTCTTTAAGAATATAATCTCTTGATATAATCTCATATCACAATAGACCTTATGACTTAGAGAGAAACACATCTTGCTGTGTGTTGGACAAGGCGGACTACTCCATATAAAATCAAACTCTTCATAATGGTCTAATAAATACTGATGTGCGTCACCAACTACAACGACATCATTTGGATAAAATGATTTGTAAACTCCCGCTATCTCTTCATCTATCTCCACAGCTACAATTTCATGCTCATCACCCCAACGCTTTCTATTACCACCTATCCCCGCATACAAGTTAAGTATCTTCATGATTATGAACATAGGGGGCAGCACTTTATTATGATGACAAAGCAGGGTAAGCCCCCTATGAATATTAACTGAATTTAACTATCCAATACCAAATAAATAAAAGAACAAATGTTGTGCATAAAGCGTCAATTAAAGTCATAATTCAAAGTTTTTTCCTTTGGTGATTTTATCACCTACTATATCAATAGACCCGACTGTTCTAAAAGCAAATAATATCTGCTCTGCTGTTTCTTTAGTTGAGTACAACTGAACTACGAATTCAGCTACTAATAGCTCCTTAGATATTGCTTTCTTTGGGTTTTTAAGCCAGAACTTCTCCAACATGCTCTGTAACCATTTGTGCTTCTCCCTTCTACTTCGTGCTGTTCCCATTTTCCTTTAAAACTGCCAATATTTCCTCTAAAAGCTGAATTTGCCTATCAGAAGCTTCAGGCTGCACGTTCTCTGGTTTAGTTGAGGTTACACTAGCTAACTTTGACATACTTAACATATTCATATACTCTCCCTTCTTCTGTAATGTTACATTGACGTCATCATTTATGTCAAAGTTCTCATATATCTCTTTATCAAAAGTAGAATAGTCTTTGTCATTTATCTTAAAAACGCATCTTGTATAGGGTTTTCCTGTTGATTTAGCTGTCCCATTCTCTACACTTTTACTTGTAATAATACCTCTTATTGTTTCCATTTCCATTACCTCCTTCTGATTGTATCAACATTTTAATTACAAAACTCCTCTTGCCTTCGTGCTTCTTCTGCCTCATCAGGTGCCACATTGTCTCTCATCTTATCCTCGATGTCTATTTCCATACAGAGACAGAGAGAGAGAGACTTATAAACCTATCGGTGAATAGCACTTGCAACAATTCTACTCCCATGTCCAGCTGCTGCTGTATATGTTACCTCACAATACACCGCAGCGACCTCTGCGAAGCCAGTATTTATTTTCCTAAGTTTTACTTGTAAGGCATCTAAATCTGCCTGAGTCCATGACCCATTATAAGTAATTGACTTCCAAGCGTATGAAGTCGTGAAAACGAAATCTGTTAATGAAGTCCAGGAGCCATTTAAATAAACATCCCCGTAACAATCTGCTGGGTCTAATCCCCCTATCTTTCCATAAGCCCATAGCTTTACTTGAGTAACTTCATCCACATTAGTAATTGTGTCCATATCAAAAATGTCTATTTTTTCAGTTGCTCCAGCGTCTCTATCATAATCAGCTGTGTTTGGGGCTGTTGGCTGTCTTATTCCATCATCTATCTCTGTATATACTGGCGTTGCTGTTGGGGCATTCCATACTTGAGTGTCATCTCCGCTTGGGTCTACATATCCTGTCGCCATTATCTCCAACAATCCCCCAATTCTTTATTTTCATCTTCTGCTAATTCTTCTACCTCAGATTTTATCTTTAAATCTTCAGCGTCTTTATATCCTATATCTCTTAGATTTTGCACTAATTTTTTCTTTATAGTTTCATGATTGGAAGTTAACTCTTTCCTAGATAATTTACTAAGGTACAATTTAGCATGTTCCACTCTGTAATTTTCTATAATCTTTCTTCCATCTAATATTTTTTTAGTTACCATTAAATTGCTTTTATGTTATTAAAGTATCATCAGCTTCAAATTTTATTTCCATTTTTATTTAGTTACCCAAGACCCATTCTCATAAAAATTAAAAGCATTTGTTGTTGAGTTATAAATTAGCATTCCATTTACTGCTGTAAGAGCATCTCTCTGTGTTGTTGTCATTCTTGATAATAATAATGCACCTGTGGTAGAAGTTAAAATTATACTTCCATCTGGCTCTACAGTTACATAATTACTTCCATCTACCTCACCCATACGAATTGTTCCATCAGTATAAATTACCATTCTATCATCAAAAAATCCAACTGGAGTCCCTGCTGCTGATGTAGCAAACTCTATTCTATCTGATGCTCCTGCAAATCTAATGGCAAAACTTGGCTTACTTGTATCCATTTGTTTTTGGATTGTCCCATTATAATAACTATTCCATTGTAGAAATCCTGTGTTTGAATTACTACCAATTCTATATCTTGCTATCCCCCCTGCTTCTGCATTTCCTATAAAGAAATCTCCTAAAATATTTGCCCCGCCTGTGTCTGTTGGGTCTAATTCTATATCTGAGGGGACTCCTGCCCACCCCCCTACATCTAATAAAGCTGCTGGGTCTGTGGTTTTTATGCCTACTCTACTATTAGTTTCATCCCAGAATAAGTTTGCATTGTCTTGTGCTAATGTTGTGCCATCTGAAAAGATGATGCTTCCAGAAGTTAGGGAAGGTAAAGTAAAAACATTATCATCTACATATTTTTTATTTGCAATATCAGACTCATTAACAGGTACTTTCTCTATCGTCCCTTCCTTCGTTGCCACGTTCTTCCTAATTGCGAAGTCATCCAAAATACCTGCTGACTTATGTCCACCAGTCCCTCTTCCCGTCATCTTTGGGCGTTTTCTTATTAATGGATTTCTTGCCATAGAATTAAAGAGAAATAAACTTTATAAAATTATGCCGCTTCTCTCTCTATTTTAAAAACAGAATATTGGTTTGGTGATTCTGGCATTGGAACTATTGCAATAAAATCTGTTACTGCTGCTAAGTTCAAAGCATCAACTTTTGTTTTAAGGTCTGCGATTCCTGTTGCAAGAACAGGAGTCGAAGCTGTTAAGTCTCCTTCTGCCATCTATGATTCCTCCACAGAAGTTATTAGCTCCCAACTTGAAGCGGCTGCCGCAGCATCATTCTTGAAACATAGTTTATTCTGGGTAGTATCATAAATAATTGTGCCAACCTCTGCTGCCAAGGTATCTCTCACAGCCGTAGTCATCTTCGGAATTACTAAATGCACAGGATTAAGAATATCATTACTTGGCTGATTTGGCATTTTTAGTCTCCTTTTGTTTGGTCTTAGGTTGCTCCTTTGGTTTTTCTACCTTTAGAGTTGACGTGTAAGCCAATGTTTCAGAATTATTTAAAAATTTTCCAGCTTCATAGTTTGCTTTCCCTCTAGCTAGTCTTGCCTCAGAACTCATTTTATGCCCTCGTGTTCGTTATCTTACACACTTCGTTCGGTGCTTGAAGCTGAAACACCCCTCTTTCCCAAGCTCTGATAGTTGTGCTTTTACCTTCATCAACGATTGTTTTAACTTTTAATGCTTCTGCTTCTTTCCATACCATACCTTGTCTGGCTACAAGAACATAAGCTGTATCTGCTGTTGTTGCTTCCGAAATCACTATTGTCATTCCTAAAAGCCTTCCTACTTGTCCGTTCTGCATAACTCCAGACTCGTAAGTTGGATGATTTAGAACTTTTGTGTTTGAGATTATGTTTGTATAGTCTGTTCCATTAACAACAATATAACCGTTGCCAGTCAGGGCATCAATTCCATCAACTCTTAATGTTTGAACAGCGTCAAGAATATCTTTAACTGGGTCTCTGTTTGCTATTGTAGCTGAATCCCACTCGTTCCCTGCTGTGATTGCTACTGTGTTACCAAAGTCTGCTGCGACTCCAGCTTCTATTGCCACATCTACTTGATAAACAATTTTTCTACCTAGTCTGTAAATCTTACGCTGTAACATTGGGACAGTTGCATTTTGTTGAGCTTCTAAACTTATGATAGATTCTCCTGCATATTTTTGAATAACTGAACTAACCTTAGTTTCAGTAACATCAAAGAACGGAAAAGGGGCATATTGTGGTACTCCTCTAATTGGGCTTCCTGTACCGCCATCTGTACTATCGTCGTTTGTTTCTCTAAAATATGATTCTGTCCATGCACTAGAACTATCAACTGCACATAAAGCTTTCCACTTCTCTTCAATCTTAACAACTGCTTTAACTGCTGTGTCTATATTTTCACTTCTTAAATCAGCTTCTCGGTCATTATCTGCCATCTACCACTCACCAACCCTTACTCTTACAACTTCATTTGCTCCAGCGTCTTCTAAAGACTTACCTACAACTGAACCTGTGATTATATCTGCTTCAACTGCTAATCTTACTTCGTTAGCTGTTCCATCAAGAGCTACTAATTCTCCTGCATCGAACGTTGCTCCGCCATCAGTTAAATCCCACACACCATTTAGAGCTGCTGTGATTTCAGTAATTCCATCAGAAGCTGTTTTCTCTTCCCAAGCGATTCCAGCAAAAGCGTCTCCATCTCCAGAGTGAGCTACAGCGGTATTAGGGTCAGTTAATTTTAACATCGTCCCGATAGCAATCCCTGCACCGTCTGCAACAGTATATCTAGCAAATCTTGTTGGTGTCTCAATAGGCACTGCTTCGTCTGACATATATTCGTTTAGCCGAATAACTATTTAAATGTTGTTATTTTTTCCCGATAATTAGAAATGTTAAACTCTAACTCTTCAGCTTGTTTTTGTGCTTCATCCACATTATTAATAGCGACCTTATGCATCCTCTCCATCTCTTCCAAAGCCTTTTCCCAATCAACTTTTAGCATTTGCTTGGTCTATTGCTTTCTCTAATGAAGTATCTTTAAAGAATTCTTTTGCATCATTTACTTTTTTATCTTCCGGTGAAACCATAGTAGGCTCAACTCGCCCACCCGCACTAGATGCCAGTAATTCATTAGATTGTAGCTTTTCTTTTCTGTCGTTCTCTTCCTTTAGCTCTTCCTTATGCTTAATTATCTCATCTCTCACAGCTTTCGCTTCGTCTACAATAGATAATGGTTTATCTTCTTTAGGCACAATAGGATTAGCCTCTCTATTGGAAGTAACTTCATCGACCATACTATGTTTAGAACTCTCTACTTTATAAATCTTACTTTATTTTAAAGGACTTGGGAGGATTACCCCTAATACTGTAGCCACTATCGCTACATATATAGTAAAGATGGTTCCATCAATCCCTTGACTTAAAGCATATAGTTCTGCTGCAGTTAAGCAAATTAATCCTACACTGATTACTTTCCAGTCTATCTTTTGTTTTTGTTTTTTTGCCATTATTGTCCTACTCCTAGCAGTGATTTCCGAATCACTGCTTTTAATGATTCTTCTTGTTCTGTAGTTAAAGATATCTTTGAAGGGTCGGGGTTTTGAGTAGCCAAAAACATTTCTGTTATAAACATCTCTCTCTCTCCACCCTCTGAATAAAATGCATTATATTCTTTAAGTTCGTCGATTGTATTTTGACCAAGAAACTTGTTTAAAAAACTATTTGATTCTGCTGTCAATTCTTGTTTATCCCTTTCTATAAGTGACAACTGATTATTAAATTGTCTTTGTCCTTCTGCCGGGTCTGCTCCCCCATTAACTGCACCTACTATAGCACCTAACGCTCCTTTCCTCTCGCTTAATTCTGTTATTGAACTTTGAACATAGTCTCCTTTCTGTCTTTTAATATCTGAAAGAAAATCTCCATAAAATCCTCTTGCTGCATTTGCAGCTGCTAAAATACTACCTAGTCCAATCGCTCCTGCCTTTGCACCAACAGCCGCCCCGGGCAATGCTCCTACACCTGCTCCTCCTGCTGCTCCTGCTGCTGCTCCTGCCACTCCTCCAACTGTTGCTCCGGCTACTGCTCCGGCTGCAAACCCTGCTGCCAAGTCTGGCATTATTCCGGGAACACCACTTGCCAAAGCCGTTAAATAATCAACATCACCTTGACCTGCACCTTCAAGAACAGATGGGTCTATCTGTCCCAATCCACTTGCTATTTGTGACCTCCTCTGTTCTGCTAAACTTTGTCCTTGTTGAAGAGATGCCACTTTTCTTGTTAAATTTCCCCCTAAACTTCCGGGAACATCTTTAAACACTCTAAATTCTTCTGCTGTTAATGTTTCAGTTATTCCACCTCTTGTAACTGTTATAGTTCCATCTTCATTGAATTTATTAACTTGGTCAACTTCTGCTGGAGGAACAAAATCTTGGTTTGATGTTGGGAAAAATTGTCCATCCTCTGAAACAAACCCTCCTCTACTTGCATTAAAACCACCCTTCAATCCTTCGGGAGGAAGGGGGAAAGCTTCGGGTCTTAAATACCATTCTTTGGGAATCTTATCTTCGGGTATTACTCCCTTCCCTTTTAGTTCTTCGATTAAACCAACAGAACAAGTCTGACTGGCTTCATCCCATTTCCCACCTTTAGCTTCACAAGATATTTGAGCTTGAGATTTCTCTGGCTTTGTAACTTTCTCTGTTTCTGTTTCAGTTTCTACCATTATCTATTTAGGCTAGGCTCTACCTCCCCTTGTTGTAATGATGTTTGACCAGTATTTTTATCTGCATTTTCTTGTGTTTTAGGAGCTAAACTCGGAGGTCTGTTAAATAGGATTGTTATTCCTTGTTGGATTAATAAGTCATCTTCTAAATCTAGCTGTTCTTTTCCATATATTGGTTCAAAAATTAAGTGTCCATTAATTCCACCAACTTCGCTAGTTCCATCACTTGTTGCTATACTTCGTGGAACTCCAAACACTTGATAGAAGAAGTTTTCACAATAAGTTATCATTCCCTGTCGGTCTTCTGAACCTCTGCTAGGATATGGTTCTATTTTAGCTGTGTCTTCTGGCAGTCCCAGCATCTCTCCATTCTTAACAGCCTTTTCTATCTGGCTGTTTGTGTAAGAAATCTTACCTGCATTGTTTGTCTTATAATATGCAATACCTAGAGCCTTATCTCTGTGTTTGATTATTCTCTCATCTGCCAACATTTCATTTCTAAAATCAATAATAAATTTAGCTGGTTCAACTTGGCTCTGTCCGTGCATAGAATCTCCTATCCTTTTATTAGAGGAGTGAATCATGTTCTCTTTTTGTATTACTTTCCACTTGCTACCATTCCATACATCATATCTTTTTATTAATCCTTCTTTATTAAAAACTAATCTAACTCGTTCTGGAGATATTGGAATCATATTAACTATAACTTTCTTAACTTTTTTAACTTCTAGGAAGGCATCACCGACGACAACTTTAGTTACTTGATGATTCCACATGATTTTATTAAAAGAATCTTGACCCATTCCCCTAATATGGTTTAAAATTACTCTCGTAGATTCGTCTTGAACTTTCCAACCCTTCCCAACACTCCATGTTGCTAGTGCATTAGCTGCTGAATAGATTTCTGGAATAGCAAAATAATAACCGAAGTTAGTTGGTGCTTTATCAAAATACCAATATGTCTCATCTTGATTCTTACTAGCATTATCTAGAACTTTTTGATTAACTATGAAGTCTGGAACTACATTCGTGAAGTCTGTTGTTGTTGATTTGCTTAAATCGTATTGTGGCATTTTATTGGTCTATCTTAAATGGTGTTTGTAGGACTGCCATTGTTGGGGTTGTTCCCCAATCTAATGTGGCACTTACGCCCCTATTCTTTGGGTCATGTCCTAGCCAAGCCTGTTGGTTTCCCCCTGATGCTCTCTTCACCCACTGTTCGATTGTTACTCTTAATGTTTCACCTACTGCAAAGACTGTCTCTGGGATTTCCAAATCTATCGCATTGGCTTGTGAATATTGTCCATCACTTGAGCTTGTCAGTGTGTCGCTTTGATTAGCAACTAGCTCCGTCTCCGTTGTGCCATCCCAATGTCTCACCTTTGCAATAATATAGCTGTTGTTCTCTGTGCTTCCACTTACAGTTATGGCATGGCTTATATTTAGAATTGCAGCTCCCTTTAATGTTGTAGCTGCTGCAAATGTTATATCAAAGTCATAGTCTGTCTTTTGAGTGAAATCAGTTACATCCACACTTGTCATTGTGTCAATCTCATTTGAGTACCATGCAATGTTAGAGATGACATCCGCATCTACTGTCTTGCCTAAATATAAATCTCTGAACCCTGTCTGTGCTGATAGGTCAAACCAGTCATAACTTACAACAGCCTGACTTGCTGTTGTGAACTCTGTTAAGTCTGGATTAGCTAAGGGCATTATAGCCCCATGTCTGCAACAATGTCTGCCTTGTTGTTTTTCATGTCAGATAAAAAACCTTTCCAGATAGAGTTGCACACATTTAATTTAGATTGTGATGTTGCTAATTGCCATGTGTTCTGATTCTGATTAATTCCATAGAAGGCTGCCCTATGTGAAG